CCCGCCTAAAGGCGACCATACCGTGTGGAGTCTGTTTGGCACCCCCAGCACTTACCCACAATCCCCGACATGGGAGCCGGCCCCAATGACCGTCCGTACATTCACCACGGCTGTGGGAGCTGGAAACGGAATGAGCAATATGTGGTCGTTCCCCTGCGTTAAGCGTCCGAAAAAAGTAAACGGCGCTACCCTGTCAGATTGTTTTGGCCCGATCAATGAAAGCCCTTGGACTGGTGACCATGTACCGCCCGGCACAAACTCCGGGACTGGCGCTCCGGTCGGTTCCAGTGACCCAGTTGGTGGCAACTTTCCCGCCAAGTAACTAATTGAATCCTCGGTATTTCAGGGGTACAATGAAGATTCGCCGCGTGTGCTGAACCAGCATCTGACAATACTTTGGAGTATTTATGAGCTATAGCATGACGTATGACAGTCTGCTGGTTGATGTTCGCCGGTATCTTGAGCGCGGCTTCACACAGGCTTCAGATCAAATAGTTTACGACCAGCTGCCTCGCCTGATCACTTTGGGCGAGCGCCGAATAGCCCGTGAACTGAAAATCGAAGGGTTCATCCGTCCTGTCACCACCCCATTGTCTATTGGGGTTTCCACGTATATGAAGCCAGACCGCTGGCGCGATACCGTCAGCATGACCATTGACGGCACGCCCATCTTTGCCCGGTCTTACGAATACTGCAGATCTTACTGGCCGGCCTCCGCCGAGACTAGCACGCCCCAGTTCTACGCAGACTACGACTATCAGCACTGGCTGATTACCCCTACCCCTGACGCTGCCTACAATCTCGAAATCTTGTATTACGAGCAACCGCCGCTTCTTGGGGACGACCTACAAACCAACTGGCTGACACAATATGCCCCTGACGTTCTGCTGTATGCGACGCTGTTAGAAGCAACGCCATTCCTGAAGAACGACGAGCGCGTGGGAGTATGGCAGGCCATGTACGACCGTGCGGCCAAAGCCCTGAGCGGCGAAGATCTTGGCCGTATCATGGATCGTTCAGCAAGCAGGAGTGAAGCATGACGACTTATACCGATGTGTTCGGTGGCGCGAACATCTACCCCAGCGAGATCAGCTACAGCGCGATTGCCTTGTCTGCGAATGTTGTTCTAAGCTGGCCTGAAGAAACCTCCACCAATACCAACCTTGCCACGCGCATCATTGACGTAACACCGTCTGCAACTGGGAAAAGTATTTTCCTGCCTGACGCAACAAAAAGCGGCACAGGCAACACTATCCTGTTCAATAATAAAGGTGCGTACACCTTTACCGTAAAAGATTCTACTGGGGTACAGGTCGGGACAATTGCTGCAGGCACGCTGTGGCAGGTATACCTGACAAACAATACTACTGCTGCAGGCATCTACCAACTGCTGCAATATGGCGCTACCACCTCTATCGCTAACGCCTCGGCCCTTGCGGGTACTGGCATCGTGGCTGTTGGTGCATTGCTTTCGCAATCTGTGCCGATTACATCATTCAATTCAGACTACACTGCGGGTATTGCTGACAGAGCCATAATGTACAACTGGACTGGCGCTGGCGGCACACTGACATTGCCTGACCCGGTCACTACCGGCACCAACTGGTTTCTGTACCTACGCAACTCGGGCACTGGGGCTATCGTTGCTGATGCTCCGGGGACTACCACAATTGATGGCTCTGGTTCCTTGAGTTTTCAACCCGGTGAGTCTGCAATAATTGCAACCGACGGTGCCAACTTTTTCACCATCGGGTTTGGTCAGTCGGCCACGTTTGCCTTTGACTACACTGTTATCGCTGTAGGCGGCACTGGTAATTACACATTGAGCGGATCCGAGTTGAATCGTGTGTCGTACCGTTTTACCGGCGTTAAAACCGGCAACCGTGCGATCATTGTCCCGGCAACAGTACAGCAATACTGGGTCGACAATCAGACGACAGGCTCGTATACGTTTACGGTGAAAACCTCGGCAGGTGCTGGCGTTGTAATAGCCGCTGGCGAGAGGGCAATATTATACAGCGACGGCACCGACGTGTTACGTGCGGATACTGCCGGGGTCTCGTACCCGATTGCAGTGGCACAGGGCGGCACAGGTGCCACGACGGCTGGCGCTGCATTGATTAACCTCGGCGGCACAGCGGTAGGCACTGGCCTGTTCACTGCAGCGAGTCAGGCGGCGGCTTGGTCAGTATTGGGAGCTGCGCCTTCTGGCACGGTCAATGGTGGCAGCTTCTAATGCCCATCCAGACCACAGTCTTAAAGTCTCTGCCGGGCATCAAACGCGACGGCACAAAGTACGAGGGAGACGCCTACGTAGACGGTCAGTGGGTAAGATTTCAACGTGGTCTGCCGCGCAAGATTGGTGGTTACAGATCGACACAGAAGTACCTTACGGAAATCAGTCGTGGCTTTACCACGTTCACCCAGATGAATTTTGTCTACTGCCATTCTGGCGGAACGAGCACGCTCGAGCGTTTTACGATTGACTCTACTATCAACAGCTCGATTGTTACCAGCCGAACCCCGTTAGCCGCTTACGCTACCGGCACGGTGACGTTGACAAGCGGGGCTGCAGGCCAAGTCACCAACATTTCGGTGAACGGCATCAACATCATGTCTGCACCAGTGGCCTACGCTACCAGCCTGTCGGCCACTGCTACAGCGGTGGCGGCAAACATCACCGCGTACACTTCTACTCCGGATTATTCAGCTGCAGCTGTAGGCGCAGTCATAACTATAACGGCCATCACTGCCGGTTCGGCTACTAACAAATTTGTAGTTGTTGCTACTACAACCACTCTCACGACGACCACTACCAACATGACTGGCGGCAACGATGCGTTGTTGGCTGATGTCCTGAATCTGTGGATGTTCGACTACCAGTACGATTCCTCCACCAACGATAATTACTTGATAGCGCATGTATCGCCCAACGAACGCTGTATTTGCAACGACGCGGGCGGTCAAATATTCTTTGGTGAAGTTTTAGGCACTGCCGCTTTGCAGTCAGTTAATTTGCCGCCTAACGCCAACTGTACTGGGGGCATCGTTTCGCTTCACCCGTACATGTTCTACTACGGTACAGACGGGATAGTGGGCTGGTCAGTCGCAGGTGAGCCGACCAATCTGACCGGGGCAGGCTCTGGCTTGGCGCGAGTGTGGGGCCAAAAAATCATCAAGGGTTTGCCGTTGAGGGCAGGATCCGGAACTGCGCCAGCCGGATTGTTCTGGGCTTATGACGCAGTTATCCGGGCCACGTTTACTGGCGGGGCAACGGTATTCCAATTTGACACCATAGCAACTGACACCTCTATCTTATCGCCGTCCGTGGTGATCGATTTTGATGGTGTGTTTTACTGGTGCGGTGTTGACCGCTTTTATATGTTCAACGGCGTAGTGCGAGAAGTGCCGAACGCAATGAATTTGAATTATTTCTTTGACGGCCTCAACCGTAATGCAGCCACCAAGGCATTTGCGTTTAAAGTGCCTCGGTTTGGTGAGATCTGGTGGTGCTATCCACGAGGTGACGCAACCGAGTGTACGCATGCCGTCATCTATAATGTCCGTGAAAATACATGGTACGACACCGAACTCCCTAACAGTGGTAGGTCAGCTGGCCAATATTGCAATTCGTTTTCTGCGCCAATATTGACCGGCGTTGATAACAACGGCAGCGGTTATAACGTCTGGGTGCACGAAAAAGGTGTTGATGAAATAAATGGTTCCAACATCAATCCTATTGTGTCTAATTTTGAAACAGGCGATATGTCTACGTTGGTGTCAGGAAAGAGCCAGTATCTGCGAATAACCACAATAGAGCCTGATTTTGTGCAGGTTGGGCCTATGACTGTGCAGGTCACAGGTCGGGCAAACGCACGCGCACCCGAAGTGTACAGCACGTTCTTTACGTTCCCAGAAAGCTCTGACGAGCCATTTGAGCAGATCGTCATGCTTAAAGAGCAGCGTCGTGAGTTGCGGGTGAGATTCCAATCCAACGCTGTCAATGGCGACTATCAGATGGGCCAGATCATTGGCCATATCTCTGGCGGTGACGGGACGGTGCTAGGTTGAACATAACCATCACATTGCCGGTAGGTATGGCGCTGCGAGACTGGGCAGATCAGATATCTTTGGATCTGGACAAATATGGGGCATTTGGTCGGCTAGACGACGAGACCAAGTGGCAGGATTGGGCTATGCAATTCCTCAACAATACATCGTTGAGGAACAACTTCCCAATTCCGTATGATTATCAAAATTGGCAAGAATGGGCGCAGCGATTTTGTCAGGTGGCCCGATGAGATTTGTTGGCTTTCAAAAGGAAGACGCCGCCGAGAAGTGGGCCAGAGACCAGCTAGCCGTCAAAGGCGAGCCAGAATTCTTTCGCGCCATGACTGCTGTAGACGACAACGAAGAGTTTGCGTGCGTGGTGGTGTTCACCAACTTTACGTCACAAAACGTAGACCTGAACATCGCCGCAAAGAAAGACTTTTGGAAATGCCCGAAGTCTGTGATCAGCACGTTCAATGGGATATTCAGCTACACGTTTCATACAATTAAGGCTGCGCGAGTTACTGCCCTGATCGCCGACAGTAACAGGAAATCGAAGAAGTTCGTAGAACATATGGGGTTTACCCTTGAAGGCGTCATGCGCAAGGCATCAAATAATAATGAAGACGTTTGCATATATGGTTTTTTGGCAGACGAATATCATCAACATAGTTGGTACAGAGGTTAAGTTATGATTCGCGACATGATCATGCAGATGGCAAGCAAAGACCCCTCATTGACTCAGGGCGTCGATGCAATGGAAGCGCAATTGCAGCGCACCCCTATCGTGCCTGAAGACATGGACGAGGCAGTCAAGCTGCTCGAATACGTCATACAGAACCCCGACAAATACAAAGCCATCCGTGACGCGGCAATTAAGGATGGGTTGATTGATGAATCTACATTCCCGCCCGAATACGATCAGACCGTGATTGTGTCTTTGCTGATCGCAATGTACGGCTTACAAGATCGCCTGAAACAGCGCGGTTTCTCACGTGGAGGCTTGTCAGTTGCTGGGCGCAGGCTGATGACTGGCGGCCAAGGCGGCGACACCATGCTGGCCCACATCAATCCACGCGAAGCTGAAGTGCTACGTCGTATGGGCGGCCAAGGATCTATCAACCCGAACACCGGACTCCGAGAATACAAAGGCCTGAAGAAAATCCTTGGCGCCGTGTTGCCAGTTGCGTTGAGCATTTTTGCTCCCGGCATAGGCACGGCAATCAGTGGGTTTTTGGGATCCACTTTGGGAATAGGCGCAACTTCTGCCGGACTTCTGGGTGGCGCTTTAACTGGAGCGGCTTCTGCCAAACTGACCGGCGGCAACGCACTGCAGGGCGCCTTGTTAGGCGGTGCGGGCGCAGGGCTTGGCAGCCAAATTGGAAAAACGCTGACAGGTGGGGCACTGTCTGGCACCGCTCAGAACATGATTGGTAGCGGCCTTATAGGCGGCGTGGCCGGAGAAGCGACAGGCCAAGGTTTTGCCAAAGGTGCCGCTCTGGGCGCTGCTGGTGCCGGCCTCAGCGGGGCAGTAAATTCTGCAGATCTAGGTGGTGGCGCGTTACAGGCCGGCGTTCAAGGCGGCGTACAGAACGCAGGCAACATGCTGGCCGCTGGCTACGATCCAAAATCGGCCCTGACAGGTGGCGCACTGGCTGGCCTTGCTACCGGATTGCAATACAAGGCACCGCCCCCGGCAAGCCCATCACAAGGCGTAGTTGATGGCCTTTCCAGTCCGATCAAATCGGCAGACAACACTTACAACTTTGATGCGAATCGAACGCCGACACTGGCCACGCCTTCAGCAAACATTGCCCCGGCGGCTGGTACAGCTCCCTCTACAGGCATGGGCGCGCTTGGGTATGCAGGTCTGGCCCTTGCCGGCGCGTCACTGCTGAAGAGTGCCCCGCCTGCCGTGCAAGAAGCGGTCAAGAGCATGTCGCCTGCCCAGCAAGAATACTTCAACCGTCCGTCGACACCGTGGGATTGGAACAAAATCCAGACAGAGGCCAACAACGCCAACGTAAGTCTGGCTGACTTCATGTCGTCAAACTGGAACAAATTGTCGTCTGGCGTTTACAACCAAGCCCCTTCTACCCCCGCCACGCCTACAGTGCAGAAAGCAATGGGCGGCCCGCTGGGTCAGCTGTCTCGCTTTGCCAAGGGCGCAGGCTCTGGCCGTGCCGACACGATTAACGCCAAGCTGTCCGATGGCGAGTACGTGATGGACGCCGAGACCGTTGCCATGCTGGGCGATGGGTCGAGCGAAGAAGGCGCCAAACGTCTGGATCAAATGCGCGCAAATTTACGCGAACACAAAGGCAAGGCATTGGCCAAGGGCAAGTTCAGCCCTGACGCCAAATCGCCACTTGCCTACCTGAAAGGAGTTGCATAATGACTGACCTGTTTAGCGGTACCCCCCAAACGGCTACGTCCTATACAACGTCGTCCACTGAAACTCCAAAGTGGATGCAGGATGCCATTTACAACCAAATTCAAGTTGCGACAGGCGTAGCGGCCACCCCGTACCAACAATACGGCATGCCAACTGTGGCTGATTTCTCAGACACTCAGCGTCAAGCATTTAATCAGATGCAGGCAAACCAAGGCACTTGGCAGCCGGCAATGAACGCGGCTCAGTCCGGGATGCAGGGTTTTTCTACCAAAGGCACCGCCGGGGATCTGCAGACAGCGCAAAACCAGTACCTGCGTCAGGGTCTGGTAGACCAAAATTTGAATGCCGGCCAGAACTATTTTAACCAAGCTGGCAAGATGGACATCGTCGGCGCTGCACAGCCTTACATGAACCAAGCAGGGCAGGCCGCCGGCAACATCATGGGCGCAGCGCAGCCGTACATGAATCAAGCAGGCGCAACCACAGCACAGGCTCTGTCAGACCGCGCCCTGAATGCGGCCAATCCCTATTTGCAGGCAGCTTCGCAATCGTCTGCGGCAAATCTTGGCCAGTATATGTCTCCGTACCAGTCCAGCGTGATGGACACGATTGCCAAGCAAGGCGCCAGAAACCTATCTGAAAACCTCCTGCCGCAGGTATCTGACTCGTTTATCAAGGCTGGCCAATTCGGCAGCAAGGGCATGGGCGAGTTCGGCTCACGCGCTGTGAGAGACACGCAGGAAGCGATCCTCAACCAGCAGTCCCAGCTGGCCAACCAAGGCTACGGTCAAGCCCTGTCGGCCTCTCAAGCAGATCTGGCACGTCAGGCGCAATTGGCTGGCACCGTCGGAAGCATTTCGGGTGCAGACTTGTCGCGTGTACTTGCCGGTGGCGCCCAGTATGGCAACCTTGGCCAGACCGCAGGCCAGTTAACCGCGCAGCAGGCAGGTGCACTAGGCCAACTCGGTCAGACCGAAGGCCAGCTGACTGGACAACAAATGTCACAATTGGGCAATTTAGGTCAGATGCAAACAACCGCCGGTCAGGCACAGCAGCAGTATGGCTTGACCGCCGCACAGGCCGCACAGCAGGCGCAGGCTCAAGATTACCAACGTCAGATGTCTGCCTTGCAAAGCGTGGCCTCGATGGCCCAGCAGAATCAGGGAATGGGCTTTGCCGATACGTCTGCGCTGGAGTCAGCGGGTCTTGCGAAACAGAACCAAGAGCAGAAAGTTCTTACTGCTGCGCAGCAACAGTACCTTGACCAGCAGAACTATGCGAAGTCCAATGCTGACTGGCTCAATAACCAGATTCGCGGAATTGCCCCATCGGTGCCGACATCTACAACGCAAGCAGGATCGTCAACTGGCGCGACATACTCGCCATCGGTTCTGTCGCAATTGGCTACCGCGGGCGCTGCTGGCGCCGGCTTGTATAAAATGAATCAATAAGAGGTATTTATGGGATTTGAACTCGACAAGTTGATGAAGCAATACGGTGTAAGCACGCCGACCGTTGCTACATACACCGGCACCGCTGCCCCGACAACGCCTCCCGTTGCAACCGCTACGCAGGCCGACAAAGACGCCTTTGCCGAACAAACGCGCAAGTACAACCTCGACCAAAATGCGTACAACCAATACAAGCAGCAGTACCAAGACCGGCTGCAAACCGGGTCACAGTACGGCCCGCCAACCACTGCGGCCAAGATCGTCAACCCGACCTACGGCGCGGTAGGACTCAATATGCAGGGGATGTCTGACGCAGACCGGCAGGCGTACTACAACAGCCAGCGCAAGCTGGGCTACACGATGGGCGACCTGAAGGCTAACGCTGAAAAAACATTCGGTGTTGGTTCAGTGACCGACCCCAACTGGAACGGATGGGAAGGCCAGTACAATCCAGATTACGTGGCGTCCTCCACGCCTATCCAAGCGACCGGATCTGCCCCGCCAGTCACAACGACTACGGGCACTGCTGGCGCTACGGATACTCCCGACGCAAGCTATGCCGGACAGTATTTCGATCCCAACGACCCGAACAACCCATACTATGGAGGTCGCGCACGGGGTGGTTCTATTCACGCGCTGGCCGCCAAGTACCGCAACGGTGGCCCTGTAAAGCGGCATTATGCTACAGGCGATTACGTCGACTTCGGCAATGATAACCCAGCCAACCTACCTACAATGGCATCCCCAGTTGCCGGCGTGCCCAGCATGGACGCTATTGCTGCTGCTACAAGGGCGGCCCCGATGCCGCAGGCTGCGCCTAGTGCTGCGCGTATTGCACCTGCCGCGGCAGATCCAAATGCCATGCTTGCGTCAGCGGTTCGAACCAGAACGCTTCCGGAAACAACGAAAGCATTTTCAGATTATGATGCTGCCCAGAAAGCTGTGATGGATTCACTGCGACAACAGGGCGCAGAAAAAATATCGAATGGCCCAAGCAAAGCCGAAACATACTTCAAACTGGCGGCAGCCTTTGCGGAACCCGGCAAGACCGGCAGCTTTGGCGAAGGCCTTGGCCGTGCGGCTGGCGTCATGGGCGACTACCAGAAAGCAGCAAGGGAATCTGATATTGCCAATGCTATGGCAAAACGTAGCCTGCAAACTGAAATGTTGAAATATCAAGCCGAGTCTGCAAAAAACGCTCTTGAGCAGCGCGTCAAAATTCAAGACAAGCTGAACGACAATTCACAGCAATCGCCAGAGATGAGGCTGTGGCTTGAAATGAATGCAGGAAAACCAAATCCACAATCATTTGCTGATTTTGTAAAAGGTCGAATGTCACAAACCGAGCAAGAAAAATATGATGCTGCCTCTCCAGAGGAGCAGGAAAGAATGCTGGCCAACTGGGCAGAGATTGGGCGTGCAAAAAATGTTGTTTTGCAAGACAAAGTGGCTGGACGCACTGCTAACGAACAAAAAACCGCCCAAGGACTTAGTGATTCAGAAAAAATTGCAAGAAATATCCAAGCATGGGCTTACATACAAAGAGGAGTATTGCCATTCAGGAAGGGCGATCCTCAAAATAAAGAAGTTATGGATGCGGTAGCACAAATAAGCAACGATTTAGGAAAAACACCCCAAGAATTGGCAGCTATGCCTGCATCTTATATAGCTGATCGTGCCTCTTTAAGCATTAACAGGCAAAAACTTGATACACAAAATTCAGCACTAGAAGCATTCCATAATAACTTTGATACATGGGATCAACTGGCGTCAAATACGCCTTTAACATTTGGGGATGCAGACGCAAAAGCATTTGCCGCCTCAATGAAAGAAATAAATCAATCAGGCATTACCGATATTGACCAAGCTAAAATGACAATAGCAAGTCATTTTAATGATCCTAGGGCTATAGCGATAGCAGCTGCCGCATACACAACAGCGTTAGATTTTGCGCGCATTTCATCGCCAGCATCAAACGCGGCTTTGACTGAAGGTGCAACTAAAGAAGCTGTGAAATTGATGAATGCGGCCTTTGATAAGCAAGGCAGAGAAGGATTGCGAACCGCCATGTATGCCGATGCAGGCGGAAAAGTTTCCGCACAACAGCATGCGATAAATAATATTCAGGATCGTTTAGAAGGCAAACCAGAAGGGACAACTAATAAAAAAGAAGCAGAAAGCAAAAAATCTGCAGCAGCCTCACCCCCTGCTGACATCCCGAAAGGGTCAAAATTAATTGGCAAATCACCTGCTGGAAATGATGTTTATATAGATCCAACTGGCACACAATGGGAAATTAAATAATGGCTGCTATCGAATATAAAGGCGAAGTCATCCCGGACATCCCGGTTGCCCCGGTAACCGCAAAGGAATATACCGGCGAAGTTGTGCCGCCTGCTGGATCCAAAAAATCGGTTGATCTTGCACAAGCATTGAAAGAGCTGGAAGGCGGCGTATTCGACCCATTTCTAAGTATGGCCAGCAACATGGTATTAAAGCCTATCAGCGACGTTGCTGGTCTGGCGGCCATCCCTGCCAATGCGATGGGTCTTACTGATATGGATCCAAGGTATCTTCAGCAGCTAATACAGTCTCAAGCCTATGAGCCACGGACTAATGCAGGCAGATCACTCTATAATCCATTAAATATTCCGCAGGCTATTGGCAAAGGATTAAATTATTTGCTTCCCGGTGAAGCAAAAGAGCCTAACACTATGTCCGGGATGGCTCAAAATGCGATTAGGGAAGCAGTCCCGCAAGCTCTTTCGTTGTTGGGAATGAAATATGTAGCCCCAGCGGCAAGAGCTGGCGCCGAGTGGGGAGCAGGCAAGTTAATGAGATCCGCTCTTTCTACTCCGGGGGTTGAAGATGCGGCTATTAAGTCCATGCTTGACAACGGGTACACCGTATCCGGGAAAAGCCTTGAACAGATAAAGGCAGACATAGCCGCACATGGTGAATCACTGTCTAAAATACTTGAATCGCCTGAATATTCGGGAACAAAAATTCCGCAAAGTGAAATTATTGACCATCCTGCCATTACAGATTTGCGAAAAAAAATTGGGCCAGAAAATGTTACCAGCGGATATGAAAACGATTTAAAGAAACTTGCAAAGCTTCAGGATAGTTTTGCTAATAACCCTGTATGGAAAATAAATCCTGAAACCGGAGTCCCAGAAATATCATTGGCTGAAGCCCAAGCCTTAAAAACTGGGACATACGAACGTGCCTACAAAACCAAAAGAGAAAATAAAGACGTAGTAACACAAACCAGAAAAGCTCAGGCACGCGCTTTGAAAGAAGCATTGGATACAGCGGCGCCTGAAACTGTGCCTATAAACCAAAAATTAAGTGGAATGATTCCAGCTAAAGTAGCAATAGAAAAGGCATTGAGAAACCCCTCACTTATATCCGGCCTGAGAACATATGGCGAGTCATTGGGCGCAAAAAGTTTGTATAACTCTGCGTCGCCATTGGAAAAAATGTTGCAGGCACAATCAGTAATGACGCAGCTATCGCGAGACCAGCCCTAGCCTTAATTGGTGGGGCGGTTCTTGTTGTAGAACTCCAACAGGACAGGCGCGAGTTCGATAGCGTCAAACTCTACGCCCTCGTCACCCTCGACCTTGCCTATCCACAGCGTGCCTGTGTTGGGGACTTTGCCGGGCGCGATGAACAGCTCGCCGACTTGGATATGCCACGGGCACAGCGGGTAAAACGTCATGTCGGTCATTTGTGGTTCGCCTTGAGTTCGGGGATTAGGTCGGCCATTGGATTGAGGAAGCCGATCTGGATTCTCCTCGCGTCAGCGTGTTGTATCAACCCGTCTGCCATCTGGCCCTGTCTTAAATTATCCGCGTTCTGGGTTGTCCAGAAATCAGCCTTTTTAATCCAGCCGCATAGCCACACATTGCGCTCAGACGCCCGAGCGAACACGTATATGTCTGCGTCGAATTTGCTCTGTGAAAGCGTGACGTGGGCCGTGAAATTGGCCCGAGGAACCGAGCTGCAACGCTTGGTCTTGACGTCGATCTTCCTCCAGTCCACCAAAAAATCGTAGTGCGCTTGCTGCTTGGCAACGTACTTGAACAGGATATCTTTCTCGTTCATCCAACGGCCAAAGGCCAGCTCACCCATAATGCCGGTGGTCTGGCCTTGGCCATCTTCAAGAATCGTCTGAGAGTTAAATGCCTGCTTTGTACTGTGCCTATCCGCATACCCGCGCCATTCGTCGCTGATTGTGTAGGCCCGTGGGATCATCGTCGCAGCTTCGCCTCGGTCTCGGTTACCAGCTGGTCAAACTCCATTAAATCCATTTCCATTTGCTCGATGTAGTTGTCGTCACGCGCCACCCGCTGGCAGGTGAAATGGCGGTCAACCGTGACAAGGGCGGGGATGTACAGACACATATCCCACCACTTCCTGCCGGTGATCCATAGGCACCCCTGCACCTGATCCATGATGTTGCCCCAGTCATTGTCGATCAGGATAGGCCGCACCATCGTCGGGTCGTAGAAGCACTTGTACTCACCGCCACCGTCTTCGCCTACCAGTGCGTCGGCGCTGCAGCCGAACTTCCGGTCGTCAGTCATGCAAAACCCAGCCAGATCAGACAGGTCGTTCAGGCGGGCTTCGTGGGCCTGCCTGCATGCCTCTTCCAGTTCTTTGCCCCGGCGCATGGCAAATGTCTCGATCTGCTCTGCCAGTGGCTGGCCGGATATGCGTTCACATGCCAGCCTGAAGGCGTAGTTCTTGGCGGTTTCCGACCACTCTCCAATTCGCTCGCCGCGCAGGGCTTTTTGAACGGAGATTGATGTTGGCGTGGACTTATATTCCCCGGCTAGTTTTGCGTCAGCTTCAGACCCGCCTCTTAAAATCGTATCGACATACATTTTCTGTTGATACGTCAGCAGGCCAACTTTAGCCCTGACGGTGCTGAACATCGAGGCGGTGATCACCCCGGCCCGGTCAGCGTGCCAGCCAATTGTGCCCTGTTCATATTCGCTGATGATCATACTGGGTCACCTGCTGGGGCGGCGTCAGCCTTGGCGGCGATGGTTTTGTAGATCTTGGTCAGTGCGCTCTCGTACCGTTCGGGCTGCAACTGGCCTACCGATGCTATTCGGGCCGACTTGCAGAACTGCTCTTCGGTCACGTCGGCCTGCAAGAGTAAGCTTTTGATGACGCCGGCCTGAACCCCGCTGATGGTTTCAACCGGCTTCGCGCCGTCGTTGTCGTCACCTGTCGAGATGTTGAGCATCGCGCAGATGCCGTACCGCTTGCCGTAGCTGATTGCCGAGCCTACCGCCTGCACGCCAGACTTGCTGCCGCTAGTGTCAGCCATCAATGGGATCGTGGTCTCTTCGCTGTGGCCGTCACGGTGAGACAAGACGACGCGCACATTGATAGCCCCGACCTCGCAAGACACGCGGAACGTCACAGCGAAACCGTGCTTGTAAAGGATAGGCCGCAGCTGGTCATTGATGTCTTCCAGCAAAGCGTATTTGATCGTGCCGTGGCCCCTGCCAGCTTCAGCGATACGGGGCAGCTCGACCTGCATTTCGGACAGGCTGGCCGCAAAAGACTGCTGCGCAGATCGTGTGACAACACGCTCCTGCATTTCCAGCAGGGTCTGCAGCTTCTCGATGGTGACGTCCGGATTCATGATCACCCTTTCGATCATTTCCAGCATGCGTTGACTTTCTGTTAGCGGCGCACTTGTTACAGGAATGTTGCTCATACGTTGATACCCAGTTGATTAAAGAGCGTGCATCGTAACGTATGCGGAACGAACTTGCAATACTTATGATGTGTTGATACACTGCCGCTGCATCAACATTTGGAGAGCACCAATGGTAGAGACAAGGCAGGAGGTACGAGCGGCATTGACAGAGATCACGGCGCTGACAGGCTGGAGCATGCGCGAGCTCGCACGCAAGGCCAACATCAGTGTCGCCACAGTGTCGCGCTTAACATCGGCACAAGAAGGCAATTTGCCCTACCCCGCGACAAGAACAAACATAGAAAAATTATTGATCAGGATCCGCAAAAAGTACGCAGCATAATTATTATTTACAACCGGGCAGATTGACATGAGAAAACAATTACGGCCTCGCCAAGTGCAGGCTTTAAACGAATTACGGGCCTCGCTGGGTTCCGGCAAGAAACGTGTAATACTCAAGGCACCCACAGGATTCGGTAAGACCGTACTAGCAGCGGAGATTATTCATCGCGCTCTGGAGCGGGGAAAGAAGGTGTTGTTTGTTGTGGATGCCATTAGTTTGGTAGATCAGACTGCGCGGTCGTTTTACGAGCAGGGCATCACAGACATCGGCGTGATCCAAGCCGACCATGAAATGACCGAGCCGGGCGCCGCTGTACAGGTCTGTTCGCAGGCCACGCTGGCACGTCGCCGGTTCCTTCCGGAAGCCGACCTGATCATGATTGATGAAATCCACGTCTTCTATAAGTTTTATCAAAAATGGATGGAGAAGTGGGACGCGATTCCCTTCATCGGATTGAGCGCTACGCCCTACACCACTGGGCTGGGGAAACACTTCCAGCAGTTGATATGCACGGCTACAACTCAAGAGCTGATCGACGAGGGCGACCTGTGCGACTTCCGCGTGTTTGCGCCGGCCAAGCCAGACCTCTCCAAAGTAAAAGTGATTGCTGGAGATTACAACGAGGCCGAGCTGGCGCTGGTGATGAACAACGCGGATCTCGTGGCAGGCATCGTCGAGACTTGGAAAGCAAAAGCGGAAGGGTTGCCTACTCTGGTCTACGCGGTAGACCGTGCCCATGCCAGAGCGATACAGGCCGAGTTCGATAAGGCCAGCATCAAGTTTGAATACATCGACGCTTTCACCGAGCGCGAAGACCGCGAAGTCATTAAGAAGCAATTTCATAACGGAGAAGTAGCTGGGGTAGTCAGCGTTGGCTGTCTGACTAAAGGCATAGACTGGGACGTCCGTTGTATCGTTCTCGCTCGGCCCACTAAAAGCGATATGCTGTATCAGCAGATCATCGGTAGGGGCTTGCGAAACGCACCCGGCAAGGAATATGTGTTGATCCTCGACCACAGCAGCACCACGCTCCGGCTGGGCTTTGTGACTGAGGTCGACGAGCGCCACGGCGCCCTGAGCATGGGCAAGAAAGGCCAAAGCGTGCGGGAAGTAAAAGAACCGCAGTCCAAAGAATGTTCGCAGTGCCATTTTGTAAAGCCACCGAAAGTTTGGGAATGCCCGAACTGCGGCCACAAGCCCGAGCGTCAGCCTGACGTAGTACACATTGCCGGCCAATTGGAAGAGCTTACCAAGACCCAGAAGCGCAACAACAAATCATCAACCGCAGTCGACAAGGCTTTCTTCCTTGGTGAATGTCTGACCTATGCATATGAGCGTGGCAGGGCCGAAGGCTGGGCAAAGCATCTATACCGCGCCAAATATGGGGTCTGGCCCAATAGAATAACCCCGTTCATGCGCAACCCTACGGCAGAAACTTTGACCTACATCACGGCGCAGGCCATCCGTTACGCAAAAGGAAAAGCCAATGCAAGAGTTTAAGCGGTCAACAGCTGGGCGCTGGCTGGGCATCCTTGGTTCCTACGGCGTCGACGAGACTTTCTTCCGAACCGCTCACGGGCCGTGCCCATTGTGTGGCGGGAAGGATCGGTATCGCTGGATAGATAAGGGTGGCAATGGGGAGTATTTCTGCAGTGGTTGCGGGCCGGGTGATGGTCTGGAGTTGCTGTCACGGTACACCGGCAAGAAAAAGGGCGAGCTGATGCGTGAAATCAGCCCCAAAGTTGACGAGTACAAAGCGGTTAAGAAGAACCCAGCGCCCAATGGCGATGCCCGGATCCGCAAGATCATGAAGGAGAGCAAGCCGGTGTCATCGTTTGCCGGTGGAGTCGTCAGGAAATATCTGAAGTCGCGTGGCCTGAAGGCGTCGGCATTGCTACGTGAGCACCCCGGCCTGCCGTATTACGAGGGCAACAAGGTTCTGGGCGTGTACCCTGCCATGATTGCACTGGTTGAGACAGGCACGGCACTGGCCTCTTTGCACGTTACGTACCTGACCCCTGACGGACAGAAAGCCCCAGTCCCGTCGCCCAAAAAACTGCTGACCCCGCGTTGTGATATGACAGGCGCATCAATACGCCTCACGAAACCCTACCCTGTACTTGGAATCGCAGAAGGCGTCGAGACAGCTTTGGCCGTGATTGCGCTTTACAGCAAGCCCTGCTGGGCTGCGGCCACCGCCGGGATGCTGGAGAAGTTTGTGCCGCCGGAAGGCACCACCAGCATTATTATCTACGGCGACAATGACGCCAGCTTTACCGGGCAGAAATCAGCCTACACGCTGGCCCAGACCCTGACCCAGAAAGGATTCGGCGTGACCGTAGTCATGCCAAGTTTGATTGGCGACTTTGCCGACGAGGTGAAAAATGTCTAGAAAATTACCGCACCGATACGCTGCTGATTTCATGAAGGCTGGCGCCGACAAGGACGCACAGAAAGCTGCGCTGGCCGGGTGCCCAGTGATCTGGCAAGACCAAGTCCGGACGCATATCAAGATTCAGAGGATGTGGGTTGAGCATAAACAGAGGGCGTACAATGGAAATCAGTGAAACAACATTCATAGTCAATTCGGAAGTATCGAATGCCGGGTTTGCCAAATGGGCCGCGCAAAAGTGGCGGGATCACAAATACTTGACGTTTACCTTTCGCGTCGGCGAAGAACGTAGTCTAGACCAGAACGCACTACTGCACCTTTGGTTGACAATGTACGCCGCGCATCTTGCAAAAATAGATTGCAAGTCCGTCAGCGAGGAAATGCTGGAGTTCATGAAGCAAAAAGCCAAGTATCTGTATTATACCCAGACTGCTGCCGACTGGATGATAAAGAAAATGGTCAATCCAAAAAGCGGGGCAGAGGGAAAGGTTTATTACCGTAGCAGCGCAGACTATAAGGTGGGCGAGATGTTCCAATTCCTTACGTGGTTGCAGAACACTGCAGCAAATGATGGGCTGTTGCTCGAATCCAGAGGCCAGTACCAAAAACTCCAAAAACAACACAATGGCGAATAGTAAACGCAAGTGCGCACTCAAGACCTGTGGCCTGCGGTTCAGACCTGAAGACGGCATCGTCAGGGGCTTACAGGCGTGGTGTGGGCAAGACCACCAGATCGAGTGGGCGATGGCCGCGGGTAAGAAGCTGAGAGAACGCACGGTCAAGCAGGCGAGGGTACAGGAGGTTAAGCAGTTCAAGGCAGGCGATAGGCCTCTTCAGGTCAGGCTAACCCAAGCCGAGTTCAACCGCATGATCAGGCTGCTGGACGCCAAGCAGGGCTGCATCAGCTGTGACAAGCCGCCGTCATGGAAGGGCCAGTGGCATGCCGGCCACTTCAAAACTACTGCGGCTGCGCCAGCTCTTAGGTTTGATGCCCGCAACTGTTTTAAACAATGTTCACAGTGTAACAACTTTTCCAGCGGCAACCTGCTGCCCTACAAGCAACGATTGGTTGATACCTATGGGATAGGGCTGATCAATTGGCTGGAAGGCCCGCACGAGCTGGTGAAGCTGTCAGCGCAGGATCTGGCTGCCATGCGTAAGCAGCTCAGCGAAGAGTGCCGTCGGCTGGAAGCAGGATTGCCGCCGAACCGGGATTGGCGCCACCTATAAAGACTTGGGGATTTTTTTATAGCTGATCATAAACGGTTTTGGCGGCTCAACGCGGTTAGAATCTATCAGATGCTCGACTTGTATAATTTCCCCCCCTTTGGCCAGAAACTCCGCTATGTGTCCGTCCAACTCGGCCCGTATTGTTTCGGATGCTGCACGTTTGTGTGTGTCGGTGAGGATGTAGCGCATCTCGCTGCTTCTGATGTCAGGCTTTGCCATCGGCTTTCTCCTTCTGGGCGATCTTAAAAAAAAGGGCGTCCACGACTTGGATGACAGCGTCAGCCGTGGCGTATTGCGAGTGTGCGAGCTGTGCGTTGCTGGCCAGCATACCTTGCAGGGCCATCATATACGCCAGTTGGCGCGGGGTCAGATCTTCAAATTTGTCAGTCATTTCGCTTGTTCCTCTAGCATGGCGTCTGCAATCGCATACGCTCTCTGCGCTATTTGATGTGGGTACACGTCGTAGTCCCCAACTATATACCCTTGCATCGCCTTTGCCGCAAAATAATCCCGTAGCGTCATGCCATGCTGCCCTGTGTAGCTGCCCGGAAATGCCTGTTCCAACCTTTCAATCTCACTCATATCATCTACCCCCACACCCGTAGCATCACAGCGACAAACGTCGCCGTAACAAAAGTTACTATAGACACCGTGCCGATAAATACGTTGATCTTTTTAAGCGGAGCAAACTCCGCACCAGCGTTTTCAAAAA